ATTATATGTGGTGATATAGGTCCAAGTATCGAAGCTTTTGTCTCTAATGCATATAATGATATCACCGCTAAAGGGACATTTCAACGTAGAAATAAACATCTTAAAGTATTACTAGAACAAAAAGGTCAGGATAATGACGAGGTATGGAAGAGTATCATAAAAAACTCAGGAAGCGTTATTCATTTAGATTTTCTAACTGATGATGAGAAGAACGTGTTTAAAACAGCTTATGAAATAAATCAGATGGTAATAGTTCAACAAGCGGCACAAAGGCAAAAATATATATGCCAAGCTCAAAGTTTAAATCTATTTTTTCCTTTCGATGTAGATCCATTGTATTTTAATAAGGTTCATATTGCAGCATGGGAATTGGGAGTTAAAACTTTATACTACTGTAGAAGTACGAGTGGAATTAAAACCTCAAATGATTTAGAGGATTGTGCAAGTTGTGAAGGTTAGTAATTAGAAGTTTTAGAAGTAGAAGATACAACAGATTTAGGCGGAGAAGTTGCATGTAGCGGCTCAAGTTGCGAGGTAATATAGTGAGTAAGTTTCTAGATAAAGTTGGGAGTTTTTTTATAATATCTATTGTAGGTGTAATTTTAGGAAGTACTCTTATAATGCTACTCTCTTCAATTTCTATAGTATTTGTAGATTTCGACCCGATAAAAGAGCTTATAAGACCCTTTTTAAGGCAATTATTTAATTTATAAAAGGAGAGTATATGAAGAGAAGTGATATGGTAAGTATTTTTGACCTGTCCTATGGTGCATGGGGACATGATCCTAATGTATATAAAAGATTTGATAGCTATGGAGATTATCTTGTGTACCTAGCTGTAGAGGCAGGAATGTTAGCTCCTTTTAATAATAGAGGATTGAGAGTTAATAATGAGGCTATTAAATACTGTAAATGGGAGAAAGAAGATGAATAAATATCAGGATAAATATACAAGGTGGCATGATAAACCCGGAAACGGAGTAGATCCAAGTTCTAATAATGGGTGGATTTATACTGCCTATTCTAAGTACCTAGCACCTGAAACTAGAAGCTTTGAGATTACATTAGGATGCTTTAACGAGTGTGTCAGAAGTTATTCTCCTTTAAGAATAGATAGATCTCCGGGTCAGTTAACTCCTCCTCTTTCTAAAGATGAAGTGATTGGAATGGCTTCACTAGGATTATTAACTCAATCGGACCTTAACTTTAATCATTGGAACTTTTGTAACCTTCCAAACTTTAAGGCGGAAAAGTTGACGTTAAAATCAGCTTATAGAGCAGCTAAGATCCTATATAAGATTCGTAAAGAGCATAGGAATTATATGTGGCAAAATAGCTTAACAGAGGCTTATCCTTTAGCATTTTATTTGCCGCCAGAAGATCAGTACTATATAATGAAATATTATGGAAAAAAGCCCGGAATATTGCGTACAATTATTTTTTATATAAATACACTTTTAACCTTGACTTCTGATAATAAATCTGCTAAAATGCTTAAATGGTTACAGTTAGAGGACTTAAAACATCCACTATTGAGATTTGTAAACAGAGATAAATTTGTAAGCGACTATTTTGGACCAGAACATCCATTTGTCAAAGGATTAGAATGAGAGTATTAAAGGCTATTAAAATTAAGTTAGATGAAAAAATTCAAGAAAGAAAAGAGATCGAAGCTAGTATTAAGGAGAATTTATCAGAGGTTAATTTAGATAATTCATTTTTAATGTATCTTCAATTTGATAAAATTCAAAAAGCTAGGAGTGTTTATTTGAAAGTTGATGAAGAGTGTAGTTCTCTTTATGAAACATTTCAGAAATTAAATAAAACTAACTTATAGACAAAAGGATTAGAATGAAATTATTATTGGCAATTATGCTACTATTACCGATGTTATCGTTCGGAAAGACAATTACTTTAAACGATAAAAACACGATCAGTTTCAATAATGCTTTTACGGATGAATTCGTAGCAAAAAAGCAGGTAGAGGCGATTAATCTATGTAGTAAAAACGGTGGAAATGACATCTATATTGTGTTATATACTCCGGGTGGATCTATTAGTGCAGGTCAGCTATTTTATGACACTTTAAACGCACTACCTTGTAAGTTCCATACGATCACTATCTTTGCGGCTTCTATGGGCTACCAGACTGTTCAGCAGCTAGGTAATAGATACATTCTACCATCTGGTACGTTAATGTCTCACAGAGCTTCTATAAGCGGTTTAAGCGGTGAATTAGGTGGCGAACTAGAATCAGTATTACAACATCTTAATCAGAATGTGAAAGAGATGGAAGAAGTAGCGTCGAAAAGAGTGGGAATGACTCTTAATAGCTATAGAAATAAGATTAGCGATGAGTTATGGTTAACAGGACCTAGTGCTGTTAGTAGTAAACATGCTGATGAAGTAGCTTTAGTTTTATGTGATGCTTCTTTAATGGGAACTAGACTTGAAACTTATAATACTTTCTTTGGACCGTTATTAGTTGAATTTTCGAACTGTCCAATTATTACTGCTCCTTTAAATATTAAAAGAGGTAATGCGGTTAAATTTTATGATTACTTTTCAAATATTAGAAAACGCGTAAAGCTTAGTCTCTAACGATGTCAGCCACGGTAGAAGACTTATTAAAACTCCTAGAAGAACCGGATGAAAGTCCGGTATCTTCGCATTCTGTAGATGGTTCAAAAATTGCTGATTTTATAGGATTATTTAATATTACTGCAGGGGTTGACAGAGTAGACAATAGTATGTTATGGTATACTTATAAAAAGGTGTACGGTGGGGAGTTGTCAAAGATAGAGTTCTTTAGAAAGTTTAAAAAAGAGTTCACCCAAGTAAGAACAGGTAAGAAGCGAAGTTATATGTTAGATAAGAGGAGTTTCGATTATAGTCGAGAAGGTTTAATTGAAGCTGAATTTTTTGCAAAGGAAAAGAAATGAGTTGGGTAAAAGAAAGATCAGATACTATAAAAGAATACGAAGAGAAATATAATATTGTATGGGAATACGGAAGAAGATCGGGAAGAACTACGGGTAATTTATTACAAGCTATTTCGAAAGCAATGCTCTCTCCAGAACAGCCCATAACAATTGAGGATCATCATCATGGAACAGACCCTAAGAGGTTCACTTATATGGCTCCGATGCTTAGAGATCTTTTGGAGAAATTAGAATTAGATGGGTTTTATTTTAAAAGGTCAGAAGGAGCTATTCTATACTCTACAGATCCTAATTATATTGATACTATTGTTAGAAGTTCTTATTTAACTGAGATAAAATAAACAAAAAACATTTCCTTGGAATCAGGGAAAAGGAAAAACAGTGGGAAAAAAGAAAAGAAGTAAGGTTAAATATCCAAATTTAGATCCAAAGATGAATCTGAAGAAACGCCAGTTTTATATGGATAATCATTATTATGTCAAAAGATTGCCAGAAGAAGCTAAAGAGTTTTTAAACGCTTTTAATGGGGAATATTATAATGCTAGTTTTAAAGGTAAGTCTTGGAGCTATGATGATATTCATGAGCTAAAGATAGATAAAGCTTCAGTTGACGATATAAAGGGTCAAATCAAGGTTATAAAGGCGGCGAGAAAAAAGATATATAACAAGTCACCTAATACTACTACGGACGCTGATAGGGACCTTTGCGGCTTCTATACGGATCAAATAGATGAAATGGAAGACTTCTTAGATAAGGTACACCCTAGAAGAGAAATAGAGCGTAACAATTATGCTAGAAATGAAGATATAATTAATCATGGTAGAGCTAGTAATGAGATAAATATAGTCTCATGGGAAACTTTAGATGATAATATGATAGGTGCTATTGATCCAGAATTATGGATTCAACAATTTGATGAGGATGAGGAATAATTATTTCGATAGAAAATCTATAAGCTTAATAACTCCGTAAATAGATCCTGCTATAGTTCCAATTCCTGCCGATGCTGTTACAGCTAATTTAGCTAAATAAGTGATTGTAAGCTTTTCTTTTACTAGGGATATTTCTTCTCTTAAAAGTTCTACAACTTCATCAGTTAGGTCGGTTCTTTTTATGTGGTATCTCATGTCGTCAGTATTCTTTCTAAGGTCTATTTCTATTTCAACCATAGAGCTTTTTATCTCGGAAACATCCTGCTTCATTTCATCATGACTATCTTTCATGTCACTTTTTAAATCATCAATCTTTGATACTACCAATTCCAATCTGTCCACATTAGCTCCTAACTCAGTCCATTTAGTTTACGAATCATTTCTTTTAATCTGTTACCGTCGCTGTGACCTTCCATTGCTATAGCTTCGTCTTCTAATGTATCTTTATCATCTTGACTGATACTCATGTTATTTATCTTTTCTAATAAGCTGTCTAATTGGCTTATTGGCGACATATCTCCAGAACTTTGCTGTTGGAGTACACGATCTACTTCTCTATAAGCTTCTTCTGGAATCTCTGTAGCATCTCTATTGTAATCTATATTATTCTGCTCTGCAGCCTCTGTAGCCTCTTTATTAAAATCCCTACTATTCCCTTCTCCTACCGCTTCGGTAGCTGCGCCTTTCCCTAGTTCATAGTATTCTGAGGCTTTAGTTCCAAAAGCATCTTCAGAGTCTTTCCCTTTATAAAAATCACTAGCTCCTCCGTGCCCTACCAAGTGAGCGGAAGATAATAAACCTGCAACTTCTTCTGGAGGTAAATTCTCTACATCAATGCCTTTATTTTTCAATCTCTTATAGTTTATTTTCATGTAGTCAGAAACTGCTGAATCTTGAATACCTTCACTAGATAAAAATGTCTCTAAGTTACCCATACCATCTCTTTGTGTCCAAAGTTCCGGCATATTCATAGCTTTGTTTTTATGAGCTTTATAAGATCCTTTTTTTAAATATCCTAAATCTTCCAGAGCTGCTGCACCAAATTGATATTTTCCAACGTAACCTAAATCGTTAATAGCTTTTGGATTATTAGAAGACTCTCTTTCAGCTAAAGAACTTTTAACTTTATCTAAAACATCACCTTCTATCATAGATGCAGGTCCTCTTGTTTGCTCTGCACCATCAGATTCTAATGACATTTTCTTAGTTTCTCTTCGCATTATCTCTCTAAAAGCCGGAGATTGTTGTAATTGGAATAGTTCACTATTAGACTTTTCCTTTGACATTAATTGTTCGCCAAAATTCTGTATAGTAGGATTTGGATTATTAAGCATACTCTCTGCTATTGCAGGATTCTTATTTGACAATTCCCTATACTCTTGGGCATTTAGCTTTTCTCCGTTTTCCAATCTCCATTCTAGAGACTTCTTATTAGGTCCTGTACTATCTGGTAATACTAAACTACCTAATCCTAGAACACTCTCTAGTCCTTCAGATGTTACCGCTTTTCCTATAGAATCTGGTACATCTTCTCCTGCAGCTCTTGCTTCTGAATAAGTGGCTAATCCGCCTATACCTGCTCCTACAAATGGAAGTGCTTTCATTGCTTTAGATTTAGCCAGTTTGGATAAAAGGTCGGAAGTTTTTGCTACCATAGAAGCACCTTTTTTTTGCAACACTTTATTACCTGCTGCTAAACCGGGACCGCCTACTCCTGTCATACCTATATCTTTTATACTTATCTCAGGACTAACTGATTCTCTTACGTTTTTATCTAATAACATGTTTCTTATTATACCACGTTCTCCAGTGTCAGTTTTACTTTTTAAAAACTCTTGAAGAACTTCATCTCCCTGAGCCTCTACTCCACTTTCTACTGCGTCTTTTAGAGCTTTAGCTTTTACTCTTTCTATTTTTTGAGTAGGTCTAGAAATAGCCTCTACTCCGGGTTCATATTTTAGTCTATTCTGAACATCTACTTTAGCTTTCTCTACATCTGATAGAGATCTTTGTCCTTGAAGGTATTCCATATCTTTCTGCAATTTTAAAAGAGTATCCTCAGCATTTTTTCCGCCCAGAGCTAGGTCAATGTCTTTTGAGGCATTCTTATACATATCTAACCCAACTTCTTCTAAATTAACTGGAGCATCTATATTTGATAGTATATCTTTTTTATTTGCTATAGATTCTAGCATTTTATCTTCTACTTCTTCAAATGCAGTACCAGTTCCTTTGAATACATCTGCATACCCTTCATCTAATGCTCTTCTACCTAATGATCTAGTTGTAATCGGGCTACTAGTTCTGCCTATATTTTCTAGTTCACTCTTTAGAAATTTCTTCCCTGTTGGAGTTGATGTTCCCCCTACTGATTTATATGCCATATCCTCTGCTAAATTACTTAGAGGCTTGGACATAGCATTTGCGCCCTTTTCAAGACCTTTTCCTATAGCAGTACCAGTACCTACTCCTAGTAGTTGTTTTAGTTGAGGAGACATCTCTTCGTCTTCTGAAACTGACATGTTATCTTCCTCATCAAAACTTGATAAGTCTAATTCATTTTCAATTTCCTCATCAAAACTTGATAAGTCTAATTCAGTATCTTTACTCATATTATAACTTCTTTGCTTTTTTTAAAGCTTTTATTGCTTGTTCTCTACTAACATTATTATTTCTCATAACATTTTCAATCCCTCTTTCTTGAGATGTACTATACCTCTCTGAGGATTTCTTACCTTCTTTAAATTTCTCAGCACCTTTTTTCTGTATCCCTATATTATCTAAATATAAGTCTTTAGATTCTTTTAAATCTTTTCTAAATTGATCTAGTTTTGTTTTAAAAGCTAAGGGCTTATCTGACATATTAGGTATATTCTTCAATAATCTTTGAGCCTCTTCTTCCGATACTTGTGCCCCTGAAATAGATTTTACATAATCTGCTAATTGTATTCCAACCAATTGTTGAGTCTTTACAAAAGGCTCATCCATTTCCATTCCGGGTATATACTGCTGCATACTTTCTGCTTTTGATGCGTAAGGTCCTAGATCAGTGTTAACATCAGTGTTTTTTAATAAATCATCTATATCATCTAATATACGGACCCCATCATCAAATCTATTCACAGAGTCTACTTCCGTATCTGATAATCTTCCTTTCATTTCTTTAGTTAGTTTAAAAGAGTCTTTTCTTAAATCTAATGATTCTTCTTTTACTTTCCTTCCTGATTCCATATAAGGATCTTTATATATCTGTACAGGCTTACCATCTTCTCCTAACTGTACTAGTCCTGATCTAGTTTGGAATATTTTATTTTTATCGCCTTTTTTGTCTTTATCTTTATTTTGTAATGCCATATACTTTCCATAAGCATCTTGTAATTGCTTTAATCCGCCTATTTCTTCTTTTTTTGCAGATGCTGTTTTTTTAGCTGTTTTATCTCCCCAATAGTCCACATTAGGAGTTCTAACATTATTTATATCAGCATATACTTTTGCTCCTTGACCTATACCAGTTAACCAATTCATAACAGTATCGCCTGTAGAAGCTTCCTTTTTAGGAGCGTTCTGTAATGCTTCCATTTTATCGATAAGTGCTTTATATTTTAGCATTTCTGGAGAAGGCTGTGGAGTTTTATCATCTTTTTTATCAACAGCATTTCTAATATTAGTTTCTGCCGATGGGTTACTTGGAACACTAGCTATTTCTCTAGCTTGATCTAGTTGACCTTGTGGAGTTTCTAAGCTCTCTTGCTCTTGTACTGCCTCAATCCTTTCTGGTTTAGTTTGTGTATTTGGATTTTCAACAGCAGAATTAGCCTGCTCTATAGCAGCTCTTTGATTAGCTTCTGTATCATATGGAATCTCCGGCGTTTCACCTTTTAATCCCATTAGAGCATTTCTAAGTTTATCAATATCCATTAACTTCTCCCCAACATTTCTAGAAGTTTTTCAAGTCCTGCAACTTTATCTGAAGATCCACTTGATTCTCCGCCTTCTATCTTATCATGTAGCTCGTCCCTGTAGTCTTTTGGAACTCCTTCTACTATATCATCATTTCCTAATTCGTCAACACTTATTTTCCCACGAACTAAATCCATGAATCTTTGTTGTTGCGGTACGTTAAGAATTGCTTCTCCGTCGTTTATTTTAGCGTCTACTCTATCATCTGCATATGAATCCATTCCAGAATCAACTATGTCACCCATTCCATCAGAAGCGTACATTGGAATACCGCCATCTGCGAAAGGTTGATAAGACCCTAAAGCATTTTCAGGTCTTTGCATTTGAAAAGCTCCTAAATTTAATTGTTTAGCAGGTCCTTTCTTTTTTTGAAGTAACTTAGCTAAATCCCCTACTGCTGACATTGTAGCTGCGCCATCAATCCCCTCTGGAGTACCTTGAGCCATAGCACTTGCGTCAGGATCTCTTAGTTGCTTTTCTGCTATCATATCTTGTGCTTGATTATAATTTTTTGCGTCTACAGCGTCATTATTAATTCCAAGTCCTACTGCATTACCTTGTTGTAAGTTATCGTTTAAATTACCCTTAGTAAAATCATATAACCCCATAGCGTCTGCATCTTGTTGGTATTGATTTTTTGACTGACCGTTCATCATTGCTCCATTTTGAGCATGAACTGGTTCTGATTTCGGAACTCCACCTTCTAATTCTTGATGAACTCTTTTCATATAATTCTTTTTGAATCTAGCGTGTTGCTTATCAGCATCGTCTTGTTCTTTTTGTTTTCTAGCTATACCACCATCTTCAAACATTCCGCCTATTGCTCCACCTGCTGATGCACCTGCTCCTACTCCTGCAGGACCTGCTGATGCACCCATGATTCCACCTGCAATAGTCCCTATCTTTTGCATGTCACTAGGACCTTGTGGAGTATTAGCTGCAATATTACTCATAGCATTTGCAACATTACCTTGTCCACTTGCTTTTGATATTGCATTATTGAAATTTTGCTGATCTATTTGATTACCGATCTGCTTATTTTGATTCCCAATATTAGTTCCTTGATTAGCTATTTGTTGTCTAGCTGCTAAGTTTTGAGCGTTAACGCCTTGACGATTCATAGCGTTTGCTCTAGAAATTGCATCCTGTGCTGAAGCTACTTGAGACTTTCTTGCGAAGTCTTGACTAGCCATTTGACCTGATTGTTGACCTAATTGAGCTAATGCTCCCATCTTATTTTGTTGAGCTTGAGCTGCCATTTGCATAGCTTTTTGTCTTGCTTGATTTGATCCACTTTGTTTATTTTGTTGTTGTGCCATTAGAGCTGCACCTGAAGATTGCATACCTCTACGAGCCATTTGATCTTCTATTTGAGCCTGAGAAGCTCTCTCGTTAGCTGAGACATCTCCTAACATTTGCTCCATCTGATACTTATCTTGAGACGTTAAACCTTGCTCAGATTGATCCTTAAGCCCTTGTAGTGCCGCTAATTGATTCTCTCTTAAAGCTGAGTCCTCTGTAATATCTTCCATTTTAGAAGGATCAATACCTTCAGCTTCAAGTAGTCCAACTAATTCAGGACTATCTAGTAGATATTTCTGTAGCTGTGGCAAGTCAATAGCATCTAATCTCTCCATTTGAGCTTGTTGCTGCTTCATTGCTGCTTTATTCGGATCTGCGGCTTTTCCACCCATTGTATACTCCTATAGTATCATCATATAATTATTATATTTATCATCGTCTGGACTTTTTCCTAATAACTTAAAACCATATTTTAACATCAGTCTTTCGCTATTTTGCCACCCTTCTGTTCTTTCATCGGTGAATCCAAATACTCTTTTTATTCCGTCATCTTTTAGATCCTTGTAGAACTTTTTTACAAATTCTAAAGTCTCTTGTTTACCTCTTACTTCTGGCTTAGAATAGATGTCGTAAACTGATACATCTGTTCCATATATTTTGTAAGTAATGAAACAATCTTCAGTATACTTACACTCTCTATCTTCTCTTTCTTTTATATAAGCTGCGTATAATTCCATACTACCTCTTAATTATTTGTTGTGTCCATATTAGCTAAAATATCCATTAAAGCTTGGTTTCTTAAATCTGCGTCTTCACCTTCTATTATATTAGATCTTCTAGTATAATTCAAGTCTTTTATTTTCTGTTCCATATTTTTTTGTAAATTGGCATTGGCAGCATTTTGTGCTATTTGATTAGCTGCTGATTGAGCGTCGCTTCCGCCTCCGCCCCAGAATTTTCCTATATCTTTTACTGCTTTTGAAGCTGTACCGTATACGTCTTTTCCTATATCCCCAACTGTAGCTATAGCATCTCCTCCCATACCTCCAATTTCTCTACCACTATCTTCTAGACCTCCAAAAGCATCTTGCAGAGTTGAACCCCAATCACTCATAGGATTAAACCCATAGTCTTGAACCATAGAGTTTGCTCCTGCTCCGGACCCTCCTTGAACAACTGAACCTTGTCCTAAGTCACCAAAGGTGCTATTTTTTCTTGTATCTTGAATAGCAGATGCTAGATTGTTTAATATATCTTTAGTTCCTATATTAGTATCTGATATTTCTGAGTTAAAATCATAACCTGCTTGATCTAGCATATCTTTTACATTTGCAGTAGAAGTTCTAGTAGAGTGTTTCTTACCACTACCTTTCATAAAACCTTTGTTGTAAGTCTTTTGACCTTTTCCTGTCCCTACTACATCTTTTGCAGCATCTGTTCTAAAACCTCTTTCTGCGCTAGCCATTTGAGATCTAACGTGATCCAAGTCTAGCGCATCCATAGCTGTTTGAGTACCTGCTCTATCTATATTACTGTAATCTGCTTTTCCTGCGCTTGTTATGTCGTATAATTTCTCATCGCCCATACCTGTTGCTAAGTTTGATAAGGCTTGTAACCTAGCTAAATTACCTTGTTCGTTTTGTGATATTAAACGATCTCTCTCTGATTGAACTATAGCATTATCTGCTGATCCAAAAAGATCTTCTCCAGAAAGGTTATAAACTCCCTCTCCTTGATTTATTCCTAAAGTTACTGCTTCTAATTTTGATAGATTAACAGTACCATCGGGATTAGAAAATGACTCTCTAAAATGTGCCGGTAAATTATCCCAATTAGCTACAACTTCATCTACTCTATTATCTACTTCAGTCTGCCTCTCTGATGCTATATTTCCAAAAGACCCTCTAGAAGCATCTCTAGTAGCCTGAACTTCGGAAGCTCTTTGTCCTGCAACATCTTGAGCTTGTTGACCTGCACTTCTCATTATATCTTGTGAAGATCCTATTTCTTTACCTGCACTCATTATATCTTGTAATTGATCGGTTTGTTGTCCCATAAGCATAGAGTCTAATTTAGACATCCCTGCTCCATATTGACGACCGCCTCTAGTATTTAAGTCTTTCATTAACTGACCTCTACCTTGATCAGTTTGGGTTAATTGTCCCATATCAGCAGACTTTTGAGCTTGCTTTTGAAGCTGAGAATATATATTTCCAGTTTCTGTTAAGTTTCTAGGACCTTGGTATTTAGCGTTTAAGATGTTAGCAAATTGAGACTCATCAATTCCTGTTTGAGGTACTGGAGCATCAACTGATGCTGTATCTACAGGAGGTGCGTCAGCTTGAGGTGTTACTTGAGGTGTTGCTTGAGGTGTTGGAGCTGCCATACCTGCTTGAGAGCGCGTATAAGATTCTAACTCAGCCTGTCTAGCTGCTGTATCATGTAATCCACCTTGTTCTGTTTGACTCGAAAATTGGCTTAATGCGTTCTTCTGAGCTGTCTTAGATGCTTCGTTAGCTTTTCTAATTTCACCTAATGTACTTTCTGCCATCTTTTGTGCTTGAGGTTGATTTTTAGCTACATAATTCTGAATGTTTGTAAACATCCCTGAAGATGCTTTACCAGATTTATTAGTAGTTTTTGGTGCTGTTGATCCTGATTGAATTGTAGATGGAGAAGAATCTCCTTGAGTGGGGGCTGACTCGCCTTGCGGTTGGGGCGTAGCTTGACCTTGACTCAATGGAGCTGCTCCTGCTACGTTTTCAGATTTTTGATTTGGATCATCAACAAATGCCATTATAATTCCTTTTTGTTCCTCATTATATAGTTGCTAATTTGATCGTCCTAAAATAGGACTATTTTCAATATTCTAATGAAATCAATATCTTAGTAGATTATCATATTCAGTAAGTACTTTTGATTAGCTAGAAGTCCGCTAATATTCTTAACTTCGATTGTAGTGCCGCCTATTGACGTATAGCTGATAAATGGCTGCTGAGTAGGAAATCCACCTACATTTGTCTGATTAAACGCTGCTACTACATTAATTCCTCTTATACCGGTCTTCCCAACATTAATCTTATTATTAAGGATCGGCTTACCTGTAGCGTCTACAGTCATCTCTACTTGACGAAAATTCTCAACTCTGTTCTCAAAATCTAGTCTATTATCATTTATTTCAACAACTTGCTGCATAAAAGGATTTAAAACTAATCCTAATTGTTCCGCCATTTGTTGAGCGTCTTCTGGAAAATCCTCTGCTTTTATTTGAGTTACATTATTTATTTTCATTATCTATATCCTCTATCACTGATCGCTCTTACAACTGCACTTATTCCTAATATACGGAATTGTTCTCTAGCATTTTCATGCTCGAATCCTAGTGTAATATAACGACATTTTTGCTTACCTCTTGGTACTGGATTTCTAAAAGGAACATCATTACCAGTTCCTCCAAAGTAATCATTAGGAGCTGACCATGCTTGATCTCCCCAATAACTAATACCTTTTCCGGGAAATGGAACTTCCACTTTACCTTGAGATATGTCAGAAGAGAATTTTGCAACCGCTTCGTTAAAGTTATTTTGATCGAACATAATAGTCATGTATCTAATTTGTTTTAAAGCTGAAGGATCTCCAAAATGCTGAACATTCCACTCTATCTCTTTAGAAATATGCTTGTAAATCTCAACACTATCTTCAACAAAGGGTCTTGCTGCATGAATTACTACTTGATTCCTAACTACATCGATAGACTTGATGTAAGACTCGAAATGGACTGTTGTAGGCAGTTTGTAAGTTTTTATAGCTGTAACAGTGCCTGTTGTATTAAGCTCTCCTACGAGGGTTTGAACGCTTATTAGAAGGTTATTCATAGTGATAGATTTTGCTGTGATATTAGCAGGATCTAATGTTACTAAATAATCATTGATTTCTTGTATTTTATCAGCTAAATTATTACCTGCAACAGCTTTGAATGTGTCAATCATCGTACTACCAACTGGCTTTATAATACCACTGTCGAATAGATCCATTTTTCTAAGTAATCTGTTATTTATATATAGAAGTGTAACATCCTGTTCCTGATATACTACATCTCCTATTTCTACGTCTACTAAGCTAGAGAGTTCTATAGTAGTTCCATTAACTCCATTTTGATTAATTGTAGAGCTAAAATTCCTATCAGAAAAGTCAGTTCTTAGGAAGTTTTTACGTTCTCTAGATATATAGTTTCTATCGCCGTTACCTACATATAGTTTTGCGTCCGATTCTTTTACCATTCCACAAGTTACATTATATTCCCATCTTGACCATGTTCTTTCAAATATGTTATATCTAAATGCTTGTGTTGAATATGTATCCCCATCTTTTGTTGGGGCAAACATTATATATGCTCTATCATTCTCGTAAGATACTCCGAAAGTTTGATCTTCGAAATTAGTAACGCTGTTGGTAAATTTGTCAACAAGATTCTCAATACCTTTTGAAACTATTGCAACTCCACCATCTGTAATTCTTACGATCCCTTGTTCAGTAAGGCAATAAATCTGGTTATTTAAAACAACCGCAGAATCCGGCGCAATAATCCTAGTATTATCAATAAGACGTACTGACCAATCAGGTGCTGATGTCCCAGAGATAACATATACTCCATCGTCTTTAAGGACAAACAGATTATCGCGCAAAGCAAGTATTCTTTTAATCTCTTCATCTTGAGGACCTATATCTATAAAGTTAATTGTTGGTACAGCTTCTGGCTCATTTACTTTAGAATAATAAACTCTATTACCTAATTCTTGATTATCTGATTCAACATCTGGAGTGAATATTGTAGAAAATGCCGGTACAAATCCAACTACTGTATTTGGAGTAGCGACATTTATACTAAATTTATTTGGGTCTACAGGATCTAACTCAGTGATAGTATAAACACCGGAAAAAGAATCAGGATCTGCAGGAATAGCCGGGTCCTTAAAGTAACCAATAAATATTTCATCGCCTGTAGTGTATCCATGTCCTGTTAATTCAATCTCCGTAGTTGTATTTGTTCCTGTAAATGATTCTATTTCTTTTGAGTAAGGTAAATTAGGAGTAAATTCTTCACCTATTTTATCATTACCTACTTCCTCTATTGCTACATAGAAGTTAACATCTTCTAAAGATCTAGCTTCTAGTAGGATTTCTCCGGGTAACTCGTCTCCTGTTGAAAGGTAGTACGCATTAACTGGACTATCTGGATCTTTTGAAATGATCTTAACTAAACTTCTAGCTGTTTCATCAATTGATTGACCTACTGAGATAAGTCCTGAAAGTAAAACATCTCCACCTTCATCAGTGGCAGGAAGCTCTCCCGTACCTGCTACACTAGGTAGTGCGATAGTTACGTTAGATAAAGATAATCCGGCTCTAACACCGTCTGTATATCCGTTATTTGTATGTGTAATTGTTATAACATTTGTAGTTACTGAAAGTGAAAAATCAACAACATCTACTAAAGCTGTTTCAATTCTAGAAGCTATCTGATCATTTGTAGGAGTATCTGAGATATCAATTCTGTATCCTATTGCGCCAGAAACGTCCGGATCTCCAGAAGAATCTCCAACTAAATCGAACCATATATAATATTCACGTTCATTACTAGATGAGCTTAATAAGATAGAGTCTCCATCTGCAGGAGTTCCTGTAATAGTAACATCTGTAACTTCGGCACTACCTACGAAAGTATAATAGCGACTTGTATTTCCATTACCTACAACAAATCTTGTAGATCCTGATATGAAATCATCCACAGATACTACTGTAAATGTTAATTGGTGTTTTTGTTTCGTATTAGCATAAAACATATAGTTTCTAAATAGTTCTATATCTAATGCTATTGGAGGCTGCTCGTTTGATTGTAAGATCCCTTCGCCTGTTACTTCATTTGTATATAGCGGCAAAGCTTCGGCTCTAAAGCTATCAGGAGTTGTATCCGTAACTTCAAATTCACCTGCTGCTATTTCATCCGTAGTTAGTCCTGCTTCATAAACAAGATTCATTTCATCACCCGGATCTAGGTCATTAATTGTTAGTCCTAAAGCTACTGAAATTGAACCAGTTCTATATATCTGATAGAAATAGTCTGTTGTTGCTTCACTTGGGATAACGCCTGTTATTCTTACAGTTGCAGTATCTCCTTGAGCTATTTTACCATCTGTGATAGTATTTGTAGATATTCTAGATGTAGCAGGTATGTCTACTCCTGTAGAATCTTTTGCATCAGAGATATTTGTAACATCTCCTTCTTCTGTACTAGTTATTGTTACAACATTTGATGTTAAGGTAACTTCTATTCCGGCTATATTTGAAGCCATAGTATTTGCTAAAATTGCAGCACTTACATTATCATCTCCAACATTACCAGATACATTTATAAATACATATGTACTTCCTATTGTATCCGAAGTTTGAGGTCTTACTGCTTCCGCCCCTGTAGTATCAAATACTATTGTATATTTTACTCCGCGTGTAGAATAGTTAAAGTAGTCACCGTCTTGAATATTTCCATTTGCTGCAGGAGTCATTGTAACCGATGATTGCTCACCTTCTGAAACGTCTGAGCTGAAGTTTGTAATTACTGTACGAGAACTTGGTGCGCCATAAATTAAATTACCATTTGGATCTTTTGTTCCAAACAGTACTCTGTAAGCTACTTTTGATTCTGGAGGTAAAAATCCCCCTACAGTAGGTACGATTGTTCCCGAAGCATATCCTGCTTTAAGTCCACCTGCGTTAGAAATCATATCTGGATTTAATCCTGCTTGATTCTTTGCAGAAATCTTTTTAATGCCTGAATCTGTTGTGAAATATAAGTTTGAGTTTGATTCTTGACTCTTTGTTCTGTAGCCCGATCTAAGTTCAGTATAGCTTCCATTTGCTAATTGAAAGTCTCCGTTAGAATCTTGATATTCTAATCTATCTTGATAATGTCTTATGATACTAGCTTTGTACTCGAATATTTGCTTAGTTATAGCAGATGTTGTTTCTCCGCCTGTAGTGGGACCTTTGAAGTCATTAAATCCGCGTCTAGGAGTTACAACTCCGTCCTCGTCTATATTAACATTCCTAGCTTTATTAAGCGATCCTTCAGGGCGAGAAAGTTCCGAACCGTGAGTAATCAGTCCAGTATTCTTTATTATATTAGCTCTATTTTCAGCCATTAGTATCTTCCTCTATTTTTACGCCTAACTCCAATAGCAGATGATAATGCTGAATGTCTCGGCTTTATTTTCTTTGGTGCGAAATCTACTCTATTATCAACTAGTGTTTGAATAGATGCTGCCATCTTATCCATACGTTTTTGAGCATTATTTAAAGCTTCTGTATCAGTTGTTGATTCTAGAAGCTGTACTGCTGCTGCTTGAGCTAATAATGGGTGCATTTCAGTTGGTATATTAGGAACAGGAGTTTCTCCTGCTAAAGTAACAAAGTCACCTTTTTTGATATCATTTAATTCATTTGATAGATCTGATGTGTTAAATACTATTGATCCTGAAGATCCTATTGATACTGCTGTTGGAAGTTTATCAAAAGCTTTGATCTTGTTTGGAGATTTTGCCCCTACAATATCATACTCTACGCCCGATACGAAGTTTCTACCGACACTAGATAAAACTAACGTAGTTGTTCCTGCTATATCGTCTACAACTATATTTGAGATAGTTCCTGCTTCTTCTTGCTTAGTTAAAACATTTGGACGCAGCATGAAACGCATTCTAATAGCCGTATAAGACCTTGAAGGAGTTACTAGCTTGATTGTACTGTTTTCCATGTAGAATAGCTCTAGATAGCTACTAGAGTCTGAGGAGTATGAGTGATCCGGTAGTTCAGAGATACTTATTTGAGATAGCTCATATAAAACTTCACCTTGAAGTAATGACACATCTCTTAATGTATTTCCAACTGCTCTATATGGAATCTCGTAAGTTCCATCTTCACTTCTAGGGATGTCTATAGCTACTGTTAGGTTATCACCGTGAAGTACTTTAAGCTTCTCTAAAACTTGAGCATTTAATTCCTCATCTAGAATATCTAGGATATCTTGGTCAGTAAATGCAGAAGTATCGTCGGGAGTCATCGTGCGTCTACGCGCCGAGTTAATCATGGCATCACCATTTAGTATTCTTGACATATAAGCCCCTTATTTAATTTCTATTTGTCTTCTTTTTTATCTTTTTTGTGCATACTTGAACGCATTTTACGATATTCTTCAGCTTTTTCTAAAGCATCAGGAATCTTCTTTGCGCCTTCAATAAGACCTTCTTTAGAATCAGCCATTATCGTAGCTTTCATTTTAGATTCAGGTTTAGCGTATTCACGTTCTTCATGGTCTTCCATCATCTCATCTCTGAGCATTTTTAGTAAATCTTCTTTAATCTTCATTTTAGACATAGTATCTCCTCTAGTATATAGTTGCTAATTTACATGTAATATGTATTAGTTATTTATTGATTTCCTTTTAATTCCGCTAACTTAGCTAATACAGCTAGTTTGTTCCTTTTAGCATCTTCAGCAGCTTGTGATCCTTCATAATCCTTTCTACCTTGGATTTCAGCCATCATTTGATTCTCATCAGCTCCTGACATACCTGCACTATCTGCGCTGTCTAATATGGGAATAGCTGCTGATGCGTCCTCAGAGCCTGCTAGAGCTGCTAGGGTTCCTATTATAGGTATAGACTTAAGTCCCTTAGTTAGAGGCTTTAAACCCTTTCTAAGAGAAGTTTCTGGTACTTTATTTTCAAGACTAATACCCTTAGCTCTTTCTCTTAATGCATTCATCATATTTGTGTCGCCAGACTCTGCGGCTTTTTTAAATCTTGACAACATACGTTCTTTTTCAAGGGCTTTTTGTTTAGCTACAAAATCATTTCCAGATATTAAATTTTGTTTATCTCCTATATTATTAATTTTATCGGTTTTACCAACTACGGTCCTAGAAGGAGTTATATCGGGATTGTTAGAACCTTTTGCTACAAAACTGTCATTATCTAGTTGACCTTTTGATAAATTTTTACCTCTCTCAAGGTCGAACTTATTCATATCAGAACTGGAGAATCTATTCTTAGCTAGATTCTTATCTCTAAGGTTTTGTAGAGCCTGTAGTCTTATTTTTTTATCAAATTCATCACTCATCTTTTTCCTCTAACATGTTGTATTCTAATTAACACCCTTTAATTTTGTAAGTATATTATTATATTAACTTATTTTTTACTTTCTTAGACTTTTTGGTAAGCTATTTCTATATCTTCAATAACTTTATTTATTCTCTCTTGTGTTATCCAGTGATACGGCTCACTCATATCATCAGGAACTAGGTCTAAAAGAATATCCTTAGCATCAACTAATGCACCTATCACTAGATACATTGTTATAATATTACACCTGTGAAGTACCCACGCACTCTGGGAAGAATCTATGTTATCATCTGAATTTCTTTGCATAAATCTTTGACTTACTTCCTCACCTGCTTCTTTTAATAATTCTCTGTCGGGTTTTCTATCTAATAATATCAGAAACTCTTCTAGTGTTTGGTTGTACAGACTAGCAATAATAGGTTCTAATTTTTCGGAAATTTTGTAAGCCGATATTGTTTCAATAAAGTATTCACCTGCTAATTCATAACCTAGTTTGTAGTTATCTGGTAGTTCGTTGTTTATTTCAACATATTGCGTAAAACTAATTCCTAATCTCATTATAAACTCTCTATTGTGAAAATACTTTCACCTGAAGGTGTTTCGACTGTACCTGAACCTGCTATTTGTACACAACTTATTCTTAAAACGTCACCGTCTGAAAGGTCTAAGACTTCTGATAAAAAACTAGAGGCTTCATCGTGGTTAGAACTTGTTCTTATGTAGTTGTGTGCAGACCTACCTCGTTGCTCTACTCCATTAATAGACCACCTAAATAAAACATTTGTTCTTTGACTTGAACTATTAAGAAAGAAATTAAAATCACACCTAAATCTACCCGTGATATTAAATGTTATACTACTAGTTGCAACCGTTAAGTCAGAACCAAAATCGTCTATTATTCTTGAGGTATTAAAAGCACCATAGTTAACACCACCGCTTGAGTTAATATTGTTTGCAAAAGTGTTTGTGAGTTTTAAAATACTAACTGAAGGACTTGCAGGTCCTTGAGGTCCTTTTAAGTTACCTTGTAAGCTCCACACACCACTAACCTTCGTATAGTAATCACCTGTAGCATTGTTTAAATATAAATCACCATCATTACCTAAGCTGTTTGATGGTGCGCCGTTTCCAGTCCTTACCTGCGCAATACCATCTGAACCTGCTGTACCTTGTTCGCCTTGTTCACCCTTTAATCCCGTAATAGTTTTTGTAATTTCAACTTCAAAAGTTACAGTGTGGGCCGCACCACCTGCATTAAAACAAAGAGCATTTAAGTAATCTCCAGAGTTTAGGCTTACAGGCGAGGATAGATCATCAACTTTAGTAAGTTGTGTATTCGTATTCGTAATATGTATAGATGCACCATTTCTGAATATTTGCCACTGTCCGCTTGTAGTACCTGAAGACGAGATACCAACTGAAACAAGCTTGCAACCTTCAGTAATAACCACACCCATTGTCGAAGCATTCGAACCGTTACCTAATGCAAGTTTTCCTGTGCTTGTGTTGTTTCTTTCGGCTACAAAAGATTTTCTATAAGTATATGTTGTGCTTATTAAAGATGCTTCGGGTTCCCACTTATTTGCAGTACTATCCCACCTTAAAAAATCACCGTTAACTGGTGTTACTGTACTCGTATCTACGTCGGAATGGGTATCAATAGAACCATTAGCACTAACAATATTATCAATGTCCGTTTGTAACTCCTCTAAAGATTGTTGTACATTTGTTGAGGAAATATTACCTGTAGGAGTTACTTCTAATTCAGATGCTGTTTTAGAAAAATCCTCATAAGTACTTAGGTCATCCGAAACTACTCTATCAGATCCCGGGACTCTTGTGAATCCTTGACCTATTATACCCTCTCCAGACTGACCCTCTTCCAAATATACAACCTCACCATCGACATCTTTCCATGCCTTAAGCGTTTTTGACATTACTTCTCCTCAATAGAAAACGAAGTACCATTAGGGACTGTTTTTATTGTCCCTGTTCCGTTAGCTCTTCTAGTTACTAGTCTTACTTTATCTCCCGAATTTAAACTTAGAATAGCTTGACCTGCTGCACTATTTTCACCAGAAGCATTATTTCTGTGATATCCATAAGCTGTGGCAGAACCTAAAGCCGCAGACAGTGCAGAAAACCCTGATCCAGTATCTATTTCAAGAATTGTCTCTGATGTACGTCTAGCACCATCTTGAGTGTCTGCAGTAAGTACATATTCTAACTTAAAAGTAGAAGTTTTATTTACTGTAATTTGTCCATTAGTATTATTTACTGTGAATACCGAACCGTTAGAATTAATAGCAGTATTATCAAATACTATTGAAGTTGCTGTAGCTTGTATTCCAGTTTGAGCAACAGTTTGGTTAACGTATACATATTCTTTAGTTATTGCAGCTAAAGCATCTACATTAGCATCTATTTCATCTAAAGCATCCTGTACGTCCGTAGCAGCTAATCCTGATGTAGAATTATCATATCCTATCTCAGAAGCTTCGTCTTGTAGAGCTAATTGACCAGTTACATAACTTTTCATAGCAACTACTGAAGCAGCTTGGTCTGACTCACTACCTGCTGTAGAGTTGACTACTGCTGCGGCTCTAGCTCTAGCAGTTGTATGGTATAGATTTGTAGAACCTTCTAGTACATCATCAGTATCTAATACTACGTCATCAGTTTGTCCATTAACTGTAAAAACCTGATCACCTGTTTTTATATCAATCCAAGCAGATCCGTCATATATGTAAGAATGTCTCCTTCCTGTACCGTCGTCTTGTACAACAGCAACATCTCCTTCGTCGATGCCTGTTAAAGCATCTCTTGCAGCAATATCTGCCACAACGAATACATCTGTAATTCTAGTAGAAGATACTGCAGACTCTAATTGACTAAGAGCTGTTTTTACTGTAACATTATCTCCGATAACAGATCCGGCAAAAGTACCTAAATCAACACTATTTTCAGGAACTCCTGAAAGAGTTATAAGATCGTCTTGGTTTGTAGTAAGTTCAGTAATATTTGTTTCGCTAACATCTACTCTACCTTCCACTTCGTCAATAGCTGCTTGTACATCTGTTGCTGCTAAACCTGATGTAGAGTTATCATAAGATATCTCCGAAGCTTCATCTTTACTTTCTACTTGAGAATCTACATATGATTTAACTGAAGATGTACTTGGAATTTGAGTAGAACTTGGGGAGGCGAAAGTGTTATCGTCAACTATTTGACTTTGATTTACCTTAGCTGCTAAGTCCTCATTAGTAGATAGATCGTTAGATACATTAACATCTTTACCGGGTACTCTAGTTAATCCTGCTGAAACAGAATCTATATCTTGAAAAGATCCTTCTTCTACCATTACTAGTTCACCATTTACATCTTGATACGCTTTTAATAAAATTGACATACAATTAATCTCCTGTTATACTTGTTTTATACTTAAACTAATACCTTCTGGTACAGTCTTAATTAATCCGTTATTTAAACACTTTATTTTATACCTAAATTTATCATTAGCCGATACTGCTAATATTATTTTACTAGATGATGTGTTTTCTCCACTAGCATTATTTCTATGATAACCATACGCTACTGTTGATCCTAAATTAGGGTCAATCTCTTCCCATAGAGAGTTTACTGTGTTAAACCTCTCTAGTACAGTTCTACTAGTTCTTCTCGCACCATCGTTTGTATCTGCTGTAACTTTTAAATCAAACTCAAAGTTACCTGAGGCAGTTATTAAATACTCTCCAGAGATGGAAAGGTCTATAACTACCGGATCGCTGTTCATTGGAGAGTTGTCCATTACTAAAATATCCCCTGTTTGATCAATATTATTCTGCTGTGTTATTTGGTTTAAATAGGCACAAGCTGATGTTGATGCAAAGTTTAAAGATCCTATCACATCTATTTTTAATCTGTTATTCTCTTTTAGATCGTCTACAAAGTCTATAGGACCACAATCTCCAGCTCCTGCAGATCCTGAACTCTCGAAAGTTCCTGCAAAAGAGTTATATATCATTCCTTTTAGTAAGTTTCCATTCCAAATGGGATTTTGATCCACGTCATATTCAATACATGCCTCACCTACTTCAAATGAAGACCCTTCCTCTCTCCTAATAACAAAAAACCCGGTATCTGTAACATTCAAGGCTTGTGTTTCTCCAAACTGGAGGTACGTTATCTTTATTGAGGTTCCTACATAACCTCCTACTCTTTCAAGTTGAAAGTCCTTATATTGTTTTATAGCATTCATAAAGTTAAGTCTAACTACTGATGCCGGATCGTTTAATTCTATATCTACTGCTACTTGCTCATCTCCGAGTCCCGGATTTGTACCTGATCCTCCTACTTTTATGTAGAATACTATTTCTCTTTTTGTAAGAAACTCTTGTAGTACTATATATTTACTAGCTAAATTACCTCCTACATCTGATACAAAAAACATCTCGTCTATAACTGGTGAAGTAGCTTGATAATAAGTAACCTTAGTTGGATTACCATTAGAGTCTAATTCCTGTATAAAATGAGTATATGCATCTCTTATTATAGTATTAGTATCTATTGTCCTAAGTCCGGAATTTAACTCGGAAAAAGACGCTCTAATAGACTGAGATGATCCTAATTGGGTCATCTTCACGTTACTAAAATCTAATTCTCCATCTTTTTTATTAAAACTCATATAACCTTATTTTACTACATAAATAGTTTATTGTCAACTTTACTATTAGTTTGACGTCGTTATCGATCTAAATTTTAAAGTACCACCAGAAGTTAAGTTAGTTGCTGTATATTGTACCTGTCCTGTAGCATCAATATCAAACTCTATTCCTGAATCATCTCCAACACTTTCTACTGATATTTCCCATGATCCTGCTTTTTGTATCCCTTCTATGTCGAACTTTTCGTATAATCCATCTCCTGCTCTATCAACTGAAACTTGAGCCTCAAAAGATCTAACCGATCCGTTTGTAAAAGCAAATCCTGTAATGTCAGTTAAAACCGCTATGTTATTTACTACTGTAAAAGATGTCTCTAATATATCTCCTGCACTTTGTCCAACATAAGCTTTCATTGCCGCTACTGATGGAGCTTGAACAGTTTCACTTCCTGCTGTAGAGTTAACTACTGCCGCTGTTTGCGCTCCTGCTGCGTCTACAAATGCTGAATCATTAACTAACTCAGATATATTGTCTCCGTTCTGTAGAGCCGATAAAGCCTTAGCTTCTACGTCGTCTAAATCTACTGCTTGAGTTACACTTATATGATCTACTTTATCCAATTGAGCAGGACTTGCATACTTATTTGTAGCACTTTCCGCCAAATTATCTGTATCTTTTGTAGCTAATCTAGTATCAAAATCACCATCAAAATCTGCTGCTGCGTATTTCTCTGTATCTAATTCATCGATAGCTGCTTGTACTGTTGTAGCTGCGATGTTTCCTGTCGCTACATTTGTTATTTGAGCTGCTGCATGTTTAGCAGGATCTGTGTTTAAATGTGCTGTTAGGTTATCTTCTACTGTATTTGTACGGTCCGCTAATTCATCTAATGCACCGTCAACATGAGTTGGTACTACATCGTAATCTGTTCCGTCTGCCGGAGTATAAGTAATCTCAGAAGCATCGTCTTTTTCTGCAACTCTCGCTGCTACATAATCTTTAACTGCTTGAGATCCCGGAATATTATTATTATCAACTGCTGCGTCTAAATCTGTTGATAGAACACCTGCTTTTAAATTATCTACTTCTAAGTTGCTTATTGTGTTGTTATCAGCGTCTATCGTCTTGTTTGAGACAGTTTGAGCATGAGTCGCTGTAATTATCTCAGATTGTGATCCGACCTCTCCTAGAGCCATTTTAGAGGCTGTAGTGCTATCATATCCTAGTTCTACATCTGTAGCGTCCGACATTTCAACTGTAAGACCGGCATTACCTGCATCAGCAGAAGCTTGAGTTCCACCTTTATTTATAGTTATATTTGCATCTTCAACATCTAAAGTTTCCGTATTAACAGAAGTAGTGTCGCCGTTTACAGTAAGATCTCCATCAATAATTAGATTGTTGATTCCAGTTACATTATTTGAATCATCTACGTCGATCCCTGTTGCCTCTACATCTACTCCTGAAGTTCCAACACTTTTTACAAGCTTGTTATCAGTCATAGGAGTTGCTGCATTAATCTTTGTATCTAATTCATCTTGAATCTTTTGTGAAGACCAAAGTGAAGTTGTAGTTGTTGTAGTGTCGTCATGTACTCTATGTTGATCTACTTCATGATTTAAAAGATTATCATGATTGATTTGAGTTTCGTCAACGTCTACTTCTAAGATCTCTGCGCCACCGGGAGTTGTCGTAGTTACAACAACTTTCGTGGAACCTGCTTCAATCTTTTCTTCGAGGAACCCCGGTAATGAGTCGTCGTTAGAAACTTTTACTCTACGATCATCGCTACCACCGGCGGCATTTAGATTTATACTTATATAGTGCGAAGCCATTTTTATTCCTTTTTAGTGATTTCTTCTCATTTGAATGGTTACTAAGTTTATATCAATAGATCCAGTTACTACTGTTACGCCTAATCTCATATAATGAGTTCCAGAATCTTCAAGATCGTATATTATAGTCCCTGTTGGATCTGTTATGACTTGTAGTGACTCAGAGATAGGAGCATAGTTAATCCCATCTAAACTAACTTCTAGAAATACCGTCATATTAACATTAACGCCATTATCATAATTCATCTGAATAGCAAATGCATCTTGCTTATATGTTATATCAGAAGCTCTTGTTACAAAGTCTGAACTAACTGTAGTCGGAGTTGATACTAATTCATCTACAATTAAAAGATCTAAAACAGCCATCTATTTCCCCTTCTTTATTTCAGGAAGTTTAACAGAAGCTAACATATCTATAATAAAAGCTGCCATTTTATACGCCTTGCTATCCATTATCTTATGGAGTTTTTTATTGTCGTCTTTTTCAACTGTTAATTCAACGTATCTTGCTAGTATTTTAAATGCCGGTTTGAATACAATTCTCGACACTACCATTATTGCAACTATGTGTTGCATCCAAGGATATTGTTGTAAAATCCATGCTGCTTGTTCTATCATTTTAACTCCTGTAGTAATATGTAAATCTGTGTATAATTACTTTATTTCTTCCACCGTCCATAAACTCTTCTGGGTACTTTCTTCTTAAAAAATGCTCGAAGTCTTCAACTTTTACTGTATCAGGGCTTCTTTTCATGTCGCTAGTTATATCTCTTAAATACTGGCGATATTGCATATAAATCTTACGATCCTTTTGTGGCGTAGGGACATCCGATATAAACAGCCAATCTGTAGCTGCGAGAATTCTGTCTCTTTGTCGGCGTATATCCTCAAGCTTAAACTGCAATCTTAATTCTGCTTGATCCTCGTCTACTTGCTCTAATTGAGCCATTAATCTTTCTGCTTCTTCACGGTCATCATTTGCAACGATATTATTGTTGAAATGTAAAAGAAGGTTTCCAATCTTTAATTCACCTGCTACCAAGTTTCTATCCTGTAGAGCCGCTAATCGCGACTCTAACTGTGGTTTCTCTTTAATTTGGATAGGCGTTAATTCTTTCAACCTAGCTTACCTTTTTAATTTTTATAGTTGTATAAATCTCATCTACTCCAAATGAAGAGGCTACTCCGAAACCATCATTGGATCTAGTCGCACTAGATCTATGTTGTATTTCAAAAGTTTTACTAGAAGTAATATTTATAGTACCTATTACTTCTGAATGAGATAAATCTGAATCTGCAGGTACATTAGTACTATATTTATTAGATCCTATTATATCATCAGTGGAATCCGTGATGTTTCTTATTTTAGCTTTATGTAGATTTACTCTATACGCCGATACCGAAGCTTCAATCTCATATTTACCCGGGGCTAAAATTATCTGGTTAGCACTCAAACTAACAAACTCAGTATCACCTTCTAGCGTATTTAAGTCTCTAGTTCTCCAAGCTCCACTTGTAAAAGTTCCACCGGATGTACCACTTGATTTTACGTCTTTAATATAAGCTGTTCTTGGAACTGGTGTCCCGAGAAGATCTCCTACGCCGATTTTAGAGATTGTGAATGTTGCTTTACTTGCATTTGCCGAACCCTGAGTATGCGCTCGTATAACATCGCCTTTATTTAAAGACCCTGCCCATGACATAGGATTTTCTTGAGTCGCTGTTAGTACAAATGATAATCTATCTGCTACTGTAATGTCTTCTATATTCGTAGTTAGTTGAGTAGAATTTAGCGAAAGTCCTAAATAAACCGCTGCAGAGGTAGCGGAATCAGTGTAACTAATCATATAAACGCCATCTTCATTTATCGTAAAACTTGCACCATCTGTCGCTGAATCTGCATAAGTAATCGCGTTACCTAAATCTGCAACGGTAGTACTAAATCTACGGATCTTATTATTTACCGATCCATGACCGTTACCTGTATGAAGACGTACCATACTGTTTTCTGCGTTACGAGAGTTGTATGCTACTATGTGTTCTGTTGCTGTTGGAGTTTTTTCTAT